GCCTCGCTCGTACTCTCGCAATTTTGGTATAGGGGGGTCGAAAAAGGGCCAGGGCGGCCTCTGGCTGGCCGCAGGGCGCGCCGGCCGGCTCGAGGCCGGGCAACAGGCCGCCGGCGGCCGTCGGCCGTCCTAGGGCCGGCAAACGCGCCGGCAATAGGCGCACACTGAGCACCATGAAACAGCGACGCAGCGCACCGCCGGCCACGCCGGCACCGGCCGACGCCTCGAGCCTCGAGCAGCTGACGGCGGATCCTGAAAACCGGCGCACGCACCCGGCGCGCAACCTCGAGGCGATCGCGTCGGCGCTGCGCGACGTGGGTGCCGCGCGCTCGATCGTGATCGACGAGGCCGGGCGGATCCTGGCCGGCAACGGCGTCGCGACGGCGGCGCGCTCGATCGGCCTGTCGAAAGTGCGGATCATTGAGACGGCCGGCGATGAGGTGATCGCCGTGCGCCGGCGCGGCCTCACCGACGAGCAGAAACGCGCGCTCGCGATCTATGACAATCGAACGGGCGAGCTGGCCGAGTGGAATCTCGAGCAGCTGACGAAAGATCGCGACGCCGGCGTGGCGTTCGGGCCGCTGTGGACACCCGACGAGCAGGCCGCGCTCTTTGCGCCGGCGCCGGCGATCGGCCGCACCGGGAACACCGACGCCGACGACATACCGGCGGCGCGGCCGACGACGATCACGCGCGGCGATCTGTTCGCGCTCGGCGATCACCGGCTGCTCGTCGGCGACTCCACGCACGCGGCCGACGTCGCGCGGCTGCTCGAGGACGTCACGCTCGACGCGCTCGTGACGGATCCGCCGTACTGCAGCGGCGGGTTTCAGGAAGCCGGGCGCAAGGCCGGCAGTATCGGCACGCGCGGCACGATCAAGATCGCGAACGACATGCTCAGCAGTCGCGGGTACGCCGCGCTGATCAAAAGCATTCTGCACGGCTGGCCGTCGGGCCTCACGTGTCTATTCACCGATTGGCGGATGTGGGTGAATCTCTTTGACGCGACGGAGTCATGCGGCTTCGGCGTGCGCGCGATGGTAGTGTGGGACAAAGGGACGCCGGGTATGGGCGTCGGCTGGCGATCGCAGCACGAGCTGATCATGGTCGCGAGCCGCGTCGCGCAGCCGTTCGATCCGAAAAAAGCGCAAGGCAACGTCCTGCAGTGCAAGCGCACCGGCAACGTGTATCACCCGACGGAGAAGCCGGTGGATCTACTCGCGCGCGTGCTCGAGGTGTCCGACATGGCGCGCACCGTCGGCGAGCCGTTCACCGGATCGGGCACGACGCTGATCGCGTGCGAGCGGATCGGCGGCCGCCGGTGCTTTGCCATGGAACTCGATCCGACGTTCGCGCAAGTCACGATCGATCGGTGGGAGGCGTTTACCGGCCGCAGGGCCGAGCAGATCGGCGCCGGCGTCGAGGCCGCGCGCCGCCAGAAAGATACTCATGCGCGGGCCGAAACCCAAACCAACCGCGCGCCGCGTGCTCGAGGGCAACGCGTCGCACCGGCCGCTGCCGGCCGACGAACCTAAACCACCGGCGCCAGCCGCCGACTTTGACTCGCCGCCGCTCGAGCTGTCCGATCACCCGGCGGCGATCGCGGAGTGGTCGCGGCTCGCGCCGATGCTGCGGCTGGCCGGCCAGGTGACGCTCGCCGATCGCAGTGCGTTGATTGCGCTGTGCCTCGAGTGGGATCGCTACCTCGACGCGACGAAGCAAGTACAGAAACACGGCCTCGTCGTCACCACGAAAACCGGGTACCCGATGACGAACCCGTATCTGGTGATCGCGACGAAAGCGCTCGCCGGCTGTAATAAGCTCTGGCCGGAACTCGGCCTCACGCCGTCGAGCCGCACGCGGGTGAAAACGTCGCCGCTGTCGCCGGCCGACGATCCGTTCGCGCAATTCGATCTCCCGGCTTTCACACCGCAGTGACACACCCGATCGATACGTACGCGCGCCGTGTCGTGGCCGGCGCGATCCCGGCCGGCAAGTATCACCGGCTCGCGTGCGCGCGACACCTGCGCGATCGATCGCGGGAGGGCACGCGCGCGTTTCCGTATCGGTTCGACGTCGCGCGCGCCGAGCGGTTTTTCACCTTCGCCGAACACCTCAAGCACTATAAAGGCGAGTGGGCCGGGCAACGGATCACGCTCGAGCCGCACCAGCGCTTTTATCTCGGCTCGGTGTTCGCGTGGCACCACACCGGCACCGGCCTGCGCCGCTTTCGCACCGTCTACTGTGAGATCCCACGCAAGAACGGCAAGTCGCTGATCGCGGCGATCGTCGCGCTCTATGGGACGTTTTTTGACGGCGAGCCAGGGGCCGAGGGGTTTGTGATCGCGACGAAACGCGCGCAGGCGAAGATCGTATTCGCCGACTGTAAGCGGCTCGTGCAGTCGAGCGGCCTGCGCTCGCGCATTGCCGTGTTCATGGCGAATCTGAATTACGAGCGCGTCGCCGCCAAGCTCGAGCCGCTCGGCGCCGACTACGACAGCACCGACGGCCTCAACCCGCAGATCGTGATCGTCGACGAGGCGCACGCGATGAAACACCGGGGCATGATCGACGTCATGGAAACGGCGACCGGCTCGAGGCGCCAGCCGATCGTCTTTTGGATCACGACGGCCGGATCGGATCCGCTCACGCCGTGCGGCGATCAGCATCACTACGCGTGCCAGATCCTCGAGCGCGTGCTCGTCGACGACACCTTCTTCGCCTTCATCGCACACGCCGACGAGGCCGACGATCCGTGGGCGCCGCGCACCTGGCGCAAAGCGAATCCGAACTACGGCGTCTCGGTGAAACCTGACGATCTGAAAGCGCTGGCGCACAAAGCGCAATTCATGTCGACGGCGGCGGCGGCCTTCAAGCAGAAGCGGCTCAATCTGTGGGTGAACGCGATCGCGCCGTGGCTGTCGCTCGAGGGCTGGCGGCGCGGGCAATCGGTGTGGACGCTCGACGAGCTGCGCGGCGCCGAGTGCTGGATCGGGATCGATATGTCGTCGAAGATCGACCTCACCGTCGTCGCGGCCTTGTTTCCACCGGCGCCGGGCAAGTGGTCACGCTGGCGCGTCGTGCTGTGGTGTCTCACGCCGGCCGACACGCTCGAGGATCGCGCGCACCGCGATCGCGCGCCGTATCTGGTGTGGAAGGCCGCCGGGATCCTGCTAACCAACCCGGGCAACCGGATCGATCAGGACGTCGTACGCGATCTCGTGTGCGCCGCGCGCGATCGCTTCACCGTGCGCCAGGTGGGCCTCGATCCGTGGAACGCCGGCAACCTGGCGAAAGATCTCGCGGAGGATGGCCTCGAGGTCGTCGAGGTGCCGCAAACGCTGCAGCAGATGAGCGCGCCGGCGAAGGAATTCGAGGCCGACGTGCTCGACGGGATCGTCGACGCCGGCGGGAATCCGATCATGCAGTGGGCCGTCAGTAACGTGCGCGTCCAGACGGATAACAAAGACAATCTCTACCCGACGAAAAAACGCAGCCGTGGCCGGATCGATCCGGTGATCGCCACGCTGATCGCGCGCAAGCTGGCCGCGCTCGACGTCGCGCCGGCGACGGCCGACGATCCCGATCTGATCGTGGCTTAGGTGATCGCGAAGGCCGCCGGCGTGGAGTAGCCATTGCCGGCCTTCACCACGACGGCCGCCGCGTGCGGCTGCAACGCCGGCGCGAGCGTGATCGACGCGGTGACTTCACCGGGCGACACGACCGTCGTCGCCTGATCGATCCCGTCCACGTTCATCACCGAGCCAGCCACAAAGCCGGCGCCGAGCGCGTGGAGGGTGAATGGCGTATTGTCGCGCGCATGCGTGGCCGGCGTGAGGCCGGTCAACCACACGGCGGCGGCGGCGCGCGCGTTTGACTCGCCGGCAACATCGTTGCTGCCGGATTGCGTGTAGGTCGCCATCTCAAATCCTTCCGTGTTAGTCGTCGGCCTCGTCGTCGTCGTCGTCGCGCTCGAGGCGCCGGCGAATCAAGTCAGGAATACTGCCGCGCGCGGCCTGCGCTTGCTGCTGCAGGCGATCGTACTGCGACGCCGGCACCCGGATATGCACGCTCACCGACGGCTCGCCGCGTCGCAGTGGCGGCCGGCCGGGCGGCCGTTGCTCAGCCATTGCCGGCCAGTGTGCGCCGGGGGGTTTTGAAACGCAAATTAGGTACCCGGCCGTCACACGCGTCACCGTCTCAGGCGTTGCCTTTATGGTTTTGGCGGCCGCCGTGCGTCCGTCGACGGGTGCTGATCAACGTGACCTATAACGCGAATGAGGCGTTGCAGGGCGTGCTGTGGGCCGCGTCGTGGGGCGGCTGGCTCACGCTGCGCGACGTCTCCGCGCTGACGCCAGGGGCACCGCCGACGCCGGTCGACGGCGAGGTCGTGCTGCACGTCGACAAGATCGCGTACCTGCAAGTGATCGCGCCGTGATCGTGCAATCCGATCGGCAGCTGCGCCTCCTCGACGGCTCGAGCACCACCGGCGGGCCGCTGTCGTTTGCCGGCGTGGCCGCACCCGGCATCACGCGCTCGACCTACTACCAGCCGCCGCAGTCCGATATCTACGGCCGGATCTACGCGGCGCAGCCGAACGTGCGGATCCCGATTGACTTCCTGGCCGGCAACGTCGCGCAGCTCGGCCTCCACGTGTTCCGGCGCGTCGACGATACCGACCGGCAACGCCTCAACGATCACCAGCTCGCGCGGTGGCTCGGCAAACCGAACCCGGCCACGTCGCAGTATCGGCTGATCGAATCGCTGCTCGGCGACTACGGCGTGTTCAAAAACGCGTACTGGCTCAAGCTGCGGTACTACTCCGACGAATGGGGCGAGGACGCGATCGGCCTGCTGCGGCTGCCGCCCGATCAGATGCGCATTATCGGCGGCCTGCTGCCGAGCGTGTTCGTGTGGACGAACCCATACACCGGCCAGCGGCGCGACTTCGATCCGTCGGAGATCGTCTACTTCGGCGGCTACAACCCGATCGATCCGCTCATGGGCCTCTCGCACCTCGACACCTTGCACAGCGTGATCTCGGAGGACGCCGCCGCGTCGCAGCATCGCGCGAACTACTGGCGCAACGCCTCGAGGCACGAAGGTGTGATCGAGCGGCCGAAGGAGGCGCCGAAGTGGACGCCGGCGCAAAAACAATCCTTCCGCGAGCAGTGGCAGCAGCGCTTCGCCGGCGGCGACAATTCCGGCCTGATCGCCGTGCTCGAGGAGGGGATGTCCTTCAAGCCGACGGCGTTTTCGCCGAAGGACTCCGAGTATATCCAGGGCGGAAAACTGCGGCGCGAAGTCACAGCGGCGGAATTCAACGTGCCGCAGCCGTCGATCGGGATCCTCGATCACGCCACGTTCTCGAATATCAAAGAGCAGCACAAGCAGCTGTATCAGGACTCGCTCGGGCCGACGCTCGAAATGGTGACG